TGCGTATCGTGTCTGGCAACCCCGCCACCGGAGCGTCCGGGAAACCGGAGTTGGCCTTCATCGTTAATATCGTTCAGGGAGCGAATGCCGAAACGCAGGGGACGAACGGCCTCCAGATTTTCCATCTTACCAACGACTACATCCGCGTCATTCCTTCATCCAGTGTCGCTATGGCATGGCCTACACTCCAGACTCTGACCGACGAAGCAATCATCACGAAACTGCACTCGACCGCTTCTGGTGATTGGGGTGGTCTGGGTGTAACGATGGAGTGGGCCGGAAGTGGCGGCAGCACCATGAAATATCTGACGGTTACTGATTTTACCCGCAACACTTTCAGTAATGGCGCGATTGGTGATATCGCCGTTGGTGAGATGTTTACGTTTACGAGCGCCGTTGACGCCACTAACGGACCCGGCTCGGCTTTGGTAGGCTATGCTGTAAAAATTTCCGCTTTGTCGGTTAAATATGTCGGCACTTCTGCCTCAATCAATACTTATAACCGCTCGTATCTGTATACTTACCAGTCTACGAGTATTTACAATACGAACTGGTCTATTGTTGGCACCCCCACGGGAATCGAAGCCTCGGTGTACGAATTCACATACGGAGAGGGGGCTGACAACGTACCGACCAACGATTTGAAATTAGTCAAGGTTGCCGATATCTTCCGCATGGTATTCAGTACCCCCGATCAGGCAGACTACAGTCAGTTAGACTTTATCCGATCTCAAGACAACGATAAAACTGATCAATATGTCTTCGTCTGTCCTTCGGTAGATACTGGCGCAACGTTAGGCGGTACACTGCAACGCATCGCTGTTGACGCAACAACCGGGGCCGTGGATCTGACGGGAGTAGGCATCGCCATGGTAGGTCAAGCGGCGCAAAAAGTGATGGTGACTAACTTCGTAGCCCCAACGAATGCAGTCATACGAAACTTGAGCGCAGGTCAAGGCTTGATCGTATATGCTTTAGCCAACGCCACTGGACTACCTTCGGGCGTTACTGGTACGGCCTTTTACGGGCATTGTATCAAGAACACTTTGAAAAATTCGTACACCTATCTACTCCAAACGGCTGATGGTAGCCGTACTTTCTCTGGCTCGACGAACGGAACTACTACTACATGGACAGAATTAGGCGGCGGCTCGGGTGTAAAAAAGCTACCAGGATTGGATGTAGAACTCAACCAAGGCAGCGAAACAACCACCTATACATCTACCGAATTAGCACAATTAACGACCGAGGTCACATTAATGCTTTGTTTCGAAATAGCCGACGGCGATGGGCGATTTAGTCCGTCTGGAAATGTGGTAGCATATTACGATTTAAATCCGGCGAACAATTCATGGAGAACAATTGCGGGATTCCTTGATGGCTCAACCCTCTCCAATGGCGCAATAAACGTTAAACGTAATGCAACAGGAACTCTTGATTTCCAATGTACATCCGAATTATTAGACGGTTATCCCGGCCTACAGGTGTATCTCAGGCATATCCTTGTACTCGGATAGCAAAAGAAGGGCCTATACAGTAGTTATTTCGAACAATCTTGCAAATCCCTATGATATTCTGAGAATAAAACCGTATATGCCAATATCTAACAAAATCCCCCAGTTACGGGGATTTTGTTAATGGGGGCGTGTTTGGGCCCACGTCAACACGATTCGCCATTACAAATATAACGCTGATAACAGTACACTATCGTAAACATGTTTAAGGACGATAAATTCAATTTCTGGTGCCCCATCGGACGCATCGAGAAGGCCACCGACGAAGCGGGCGAACCTGTTATGCGTATTGGCGGTATTGCCTCCACTATGGATAAGGATGCTGATGGCGAATACCTGGACCCGACAGGCTTCGACGTTGACCCGCTGAAGAAGTCAGGCATGGTAAACTGGCACCACCAGGCCAAGAACTCCCCGTCGGCTATCATTGGCGAACCTTCAAAGGTGGAACTGCGTCCTGAAGGTCTTTGGATCGAGAGCGACCTGTACGCTTCGTCGCCTATGGCGTGCGAGGTATATGAACTGGCCAAAACCCTCGAACACGACAGCAAGACGCGCCGTCTGGGGTATTCCATCGAGGGTAAGGTCGTAAAGCGTGGTTCTAACGACAAGAACTCGCCGCTCTACAATAAGATCGTCAAGGCCGTTATCACAGGCGTCGCTGTAACCCATATGCCCAAAAACCCCCATACGTTCGTAAATATCATCAAGGGTCAGATCGACGCTGACGGTATCGACGTTGATGCGGAGGAAGAGGACGATAACGCCGAAGAGCGTGGCGGTAAAACCGAGAAAAAGGCTCTGACTACAGAGTCTGGTGCGGCGTTGGTTCCGGAGTCAGTTGATGGCCAGCCGAAGAAAACGTTTTCCAAATCTTCCGTCATGGAAGCTATCTTCCGCGATATTCCAAATATTACAATACCGAATGCGCACGAAGTGTATACACTAATCAAAAATATATCGGTTATGAACAAACGCAAATCCATCACTTCCGAGGACATCGAGAAGGCATACGATGCTCTGGGGCTCACGCCCGAGGGTAAGGCTTCCGGTGCTGAAGACGTGCAGAAAGGTGACGACGCCGACGGCCAGATGGGTAAGGAAGACGAAACCCATGACGACGAACCGCGTCACAATGCCGCCAACATGCGTAATGCTAAGGCTGGCGAAAAGGAGGAATCTGAAGAGGAGACCGAGGACGATGACGAGGGCTTCGAGCAGTGCGACAAGAACGGCGCCAAGATGAAAAAGGGTGGCAAGGTGAAGAAAGGCGGCGATGTCGACCTCCTGAAAGCCATTCAGGGCGTTGGTAACGACTTCAAGTCGTACATCAAAGCCACGGCCGTCTTGGTGAACGATCTTCGCCAGAAACGCGCTGAGGACGCTAAGCGTATCACCGAACTGGAGAACATCATCAAGGGCCAGACCGATGTCATCGAGGGCTTCGCCACCAAACTGGAACGCTACGGCAGCGAGGTGCCGCGTCCGAAGTCGCTGCGCTCGGCTACGGTTATCGACCGTGCGTTTGCTAAGGGCGCCGGCAAGGGTGACATCGAAAAGGGCGGCGATACCACCCGTATCTCGTTCCGTGAGAACCCCCGCGCCGTTGCTTCGTTGCTCGACCAGGCGTCGTTCGCTAAGGGCTACGACAAGGAGTACGGCGATGCGCTTTTGGCGTTTGAGGCACGTCCCGCTGACGGTCTCCCCAAGAACATCATCGCTCGTCTCAAGGCCGAGACCGGGTACGAGGTAGTAGAGTAAACACCCAAACAATTTTCCATAACATAATCAATTCCAAACCATGGACAGACTTTCTATCAATCTCGCCGACTATGGCATCCAAGCGCGTGGTGCTCAGTACGGCTCGTCCAGTCAGGAAGAGGTCGCTATGCTGAACAAAGCCCTCGAAGCAACCGAGATCACGGGTCGTCAGACGACGAACCTTACCGATGCCTCGGGTGCTCCGCTGAAGGTGGAGTCGCTGGAGCGTACTCTGAAACACCTGACGTTCCGCGAGAGCGACATCGTTCTCTGGAAGAACCTGCCGAAAAAGGCCGCCTACAACACCGTTGAGGAGTACAACCAGCTGGCATCGTATGGTGCTGACCGCGGTGGCTTCACCAACGAGGGCGAACTCCCTGACGAGGAAGACTCGATCTACATCCGTCGGGCTCAGCTGGTGAAATACCTCGGCGTAACCAAGTCCGTGACGCACCAGATGACCCTCGTCAACACGATGGTGGGTAACATCATGGAGCGCACCATCAAGGACGGTACGCTGTGGATTCTCCGCAAGCTGAACAAGTCGCTGTATTTCGGCAACTCGGACATCATCCCGCAGGAGTTCAACGGTCTTCTGGCTCAGCAGCTGCAGTCGGACGCATGGAGTGGCCTCGACGCCTACCTCAACTCCGAAAACGTTATCGACCTGCGCGGTCGTGGCCTGACCGAGGACCCCATCGAGACGGCTGCCAACTCGATCGTCGAGAACTACGGCCTCGGCACGGAGCTGTACGCTCCCCCTGCCGTGCTGTCGGACTTCGTCAAGACGTTCTACGGCAACAAGTTCATCCAGCCTAACACCGCCCAGACCAGCGCTGGTATCATGGGTCAGCGTGTTCAGGCGTTCGACTCGCAGTTCGGCCGCATCGGCCTCAACTACGACGTCTTCTTCAAAAAGGCACCGTTCAAGATGGCTGGCGCTCAGTCCACGCATCCCAAGTCGCCCGCCGCTCCCGTATGGGACCCTGCTGCTGCGGCTAC